GTTGACGACATCGGATTTTCTCCAAAATTGCTTTACAGTATTTATTGTTTTGAATAATAGTGGTGTTTAATTTTGTTACGCAAATCCGACATCTCTGTCAAACTGTAATCTAAGTTGTTCACTAATATTGTATTGTAGATACGTTAGTGTACATTCAATCTGTAGACCTTGTTCGTATTCAGAAACTTGTATATTTTCTGCTACTGTACGTGGGTCATAGTTTACAATATTTGTAACATTATTTGTAATGGCTTCTTTAAGTTCTTCAGTAAGTGGTTCAAACAAAGCATCCCAAATAATACAACCAAATGTAGGATCGCTTAACTTCTCGCCTTGGCGTATTTGGAAATGATTAATCAAGTCTTGTTTGATCAAACTTAGATCATACTGCTGGTATGTATTGTTTTCAGGATTAACCGTACTGAAACCTCTGTATGCTTTTTGCTTAACAGGTGGTTGCGGTACTTTTGCTGTTCTTACTTTTATTTCTTTGTATAAGTCTACCATGCTAATATTTACCTTATTTTATGGTCCAGCAAAAACTGTAGGACTGCCGGCTGCCACACTTGTACACCCTGATATAGCATCACCTACCCTGCCTGTTCCTTTGCCGTTAGTAAACACTGTCGTAGATCCAACTGCTATAGGAGCCGAGTGAGATGGACATGGAGCTGGTGGAAGCAAATGACTAGTGTTTACATCATCTTGTCTGCTTACTCCTATTCCGTTAGCAAATACATCTCCTGATCCTACTGCTCTAGTCATACCAGAACAATGAGCTACATCTGCGTCTCCAATTCTAGTTACTGCGGGCACGTTCTATCTCCATTAATTTTTCTAGCCTTGCTGGCCACTGATCAATTTCTTGGTGTTGTTCTTCTGTGTGAGGCTCAGGTGGAACAAAAGGATTAAACTCTATCACATGATCAAAATCTGAAGGAATATCCTCATATTCTGTATATGTAAACAACTCATTATTTTTCATTATTACAAATTTATGCATTACTGTACCGTTGTTTCTCCAGTGCCTGGATATTCTACTGTTGTTAGACTTGCTAGAGGTGTAAGTTCGCCACTAACAAGTTTAGCATAAAAGCCTTTTCCTAGTCTTATACGTCTTTGTGTTTCTGCTCCGCCTTGATTAGCATATCCAACTGCTTTCCTAAATTCTTCACCTAATGCTTGGAAAGCATAACTGCTCCAAGTAATTGATTTACTTTTAATATATGCTACTGCTAATTTTACGGCTACTTCAGGATCGTTTGCCATTTCTGGATTGTTTACAACATCTACGCCGGCTAATCCGCCATACTTCTCATAGTTTGATTTAAATGTAAGTTGTATAAGTCCTCTACCTCTATATTTGTATCCTTCGTCTTGAGCATTACCATAACGACCACCATACAAAGTGTTACCAATAGCGGCTGGTCCTGCGGCTACAAGATCTCTAGCAAATTGATCAGATTTAACTCTACTTGGAAATACAGCACGAAGTCTTCCGGCGCTATAATTCATACTTTCACTTCTTGGTTTAAAGCCACACTCTGCCATAACCTGTGCCATAGCCATTCCAATAGCTTGTGCGTTTCCAGGTGTTACTCCTACTGGAAGCAACGTTGGATCTGCTTCTGTAGTTGATAACCCTAATTCAGTAATTAATACATGTAGGAAATATCTCTGCATATCGTCAACTTCAACTGGGTGCGCAGGTTGATTGCCGTCTGCTGGCCCAGTTTGTCCTGGAACCACAACTTGCGGATTATCTTTTCCGGCAGGTGTGTTGGCAACTACAGGTCCACTTTCACCTGTATACAATGGTTGATCACCTTCGCTGTTAATAAATGTAGGCACATTACGAACTGCTTCTGGCGGAGCTTCAATAGCTTCTGTAAGACTTGCTGTGTGTGCGCCTGGATTTAGATTCTCATGTTCAGCCCAAGGTTCACGTCTTGGAACACGTCTTGGATATAGAGCAAATGCAGCTACTTCTGCTTGAGTTGTATCTTGTGTCACAGGTGTACCTGTAACTTCTGCTCCAGCACTGTCTGTTACTTTATCTTCTGTATCTCCAGTAATAAATGTATCACTTATACCGTCTGCGCCAATAGCAGGCGAAGCACCAGTATTCATATGAATGAGTGCAGCTGTTTCTAAATGATTTCCTGTGCTTAGAATATTTGTATTAGCCCCGCTTGTAAATTTATTATCCCCAGTAGTGTTAATATTCAACGCACCGCCTGTGACTTGCCTATAATTACCTTTGACTTTGCTATTCAAATCTCCGTTTATAGCAAGTGTGCCTGAACCTGTGACCTGTAGGCTATAGTGTTCACCAATTGTTGTTCTGTCATCTCGCTTAATAATATGATCTTGGTTGCCGCCGATATAAACTTTTTTGTCTACTCCAACAAATTCATCGTAATTCGCCGCTACATCAAGTTTCAAGTCTACACCAACTTTAGTATCCATATTAGCACCTACTGTGGTTTTCATATTTTCCCCAGCATTTATGTTTACGTTACGTTTAGCACTTAGATTAATATCTCTATCGCTATGTACGTTTAGATCGTTTGCTGTTCTAACACTAATACTATCATCTGTATAGATATCAATTTTACCATTGCTTGTTAGTTCTATCCAAGCACTACCTCTGGCATTAGCAATATAAATCAAGTCTTCTGTGTTGTGTAATAGAATTTGATGACCTGTCCTAGTTCTTAACTTTACATGTTCGTTAAAAAGTAGTTTTGGATCAGTTTTTGAAACATTTGTAGGATCACTTTCAATATCAAAATAACTTGACTTTGTGTCGCTAGGAAGACCTTCTCTCAGTATAGTAGGATCTCCATCGTCCATAACAAAAGCACTGCCACCTAGTCTACTTCTGAAATAATCTATCTGATCTCTTGCTGGTCCGTATTTCCCTTTAGGAGCACCGTTGGTTTTATCTAACGGTCCTGGTGTGTTCCAACCAAACACTGTGCTAGGTATATCTCTTCTAGAACTAGAACTTGTTAATCCCCTTACTGGATCTTCTAATAAGCCTTGCGCAGACAATGCTTGTGTCATTAAAGGATTGTGTGGTTTTAAAAACTTGTCTGGATTATTGCCCTTGCGATCACTTAGTACTTTGTTGTATTCGCCTACAGGCAAAGGTTTGTTTTTAAATTCGTCAGTTAGAGTTTCTTGAATTACATATTCACTCTTAGCAGTAGGATATCCTCCCGGCACCATAAAGTTCATATATTCGTCTTGTATACAACCTATCCAATAGCCTTGGTTAATTTTACCTTCAGCAAAAATTACAAGTACTTTTGTACCTGGGTCAGGTGGTACTGCCCAAAAACCGTAGCTCTGCTGTGTGCTACTATAGAAGTTGTCATTGCGATTGCTTGATACATCTGTTACACCGTAAAACGGACTACAATATTTTACAGTATGTAACTGTCCAATTTCTTTTTCGTCTGAGCCAGCTGTTGCTGTTTTAAGTAACTGTACCTGTAGTGTTCCTGACCTACGTCCATCAAGATGTGAAATTACCTTAGCCACATATGGACCAGGTGGCATCTGTCTAGTAGGTGCTCCACTAGTGCGTTTATCTTTACTTACGTTTGAACTCATCTGTTGTTGTTTCCGTATCTATAGTATCTATCAATTATAGCTCTGCCATCACCGCCAGTCCGAGCTGGCACTGTGTTTTCAGGTGTTGAAGAACCACTAGTCTCTCCAGATTCAGTAGGTGACGCTCCTGAACCACTAGCTGTTGGTGATGTGCCAAGAGCTTGATTTTTCCTTTGTTCTTCTGTTGTTGCTATGACTGTTTTTCCTGCTTTACCTTGTGCTAGTCTTTGAGCATCTTCGGTACTTATTCCGGCTTCCTTTTGCTCAGATACACTTAATTTACCATCCATATTTCTATCAGCTATGATAAAGTTTATTTCTTCGTCAGTAAGACCTTCAGTAGCAAGGGCTTTCTCTCTACGTTTTTCAATTTCAAGACGTTTCTGATTTTGTTGATCTTCGTAATCTTTAAGTTCATAATTTTTCTTACGTACACAAGACAAAGTTTGTGTAAACATATTTTCTTTAAAATTGTTAGTAACTGAAAGAACTTGATACAGGCCGCTAAAGTCTTTCAGACCCATTGATGCTCCATCAAACTGATAACCTTCTCCATCTCCAGTGTCTATAGGTGTTCTAAAATTAAGCATAATATCAACTTCACTACCTTGATAATCTACCGAATTATCTTCGTTTACATTGAAAAAATCTGTACCGTCAGCGTTATAATTACCAACTCCGCTATCAGCGATAAAATACGGATCGCCTTTAATCTCCATATCCAAAGTAATCATACTAACACTACCATTAACAATAGCTTCATTAAAAGCTCTTGCTACTTGTATAGCTGTTGTTTCATCAAACGCACCTGCTGTTTCTCCTAGATCTTGATTTACAGCTTTCATTTCACTTGCTGTGATAGCAGGCCTTTGTTCACCATATCCTGTGTTAACTACTTGTTGATTTACTTTTGTTGTACCACTACCAGATGTGCCGCTATTTCTTTCGTCACTTCCTACTTGGATTGCTTCATAAAATGCCATATCAAAGTTCAAGTCAAAGTTTAAAATATCATTGTTTTTACCTGTGTACATATAATTGTACACTCTAGCAACTTGTCTTTCTAAATTTGATAAACCAGGTGGCGGATCGTTTGGCATTTGGAATTTACTACGATGTACTTGGTAAGGTATAATTCTGTAAACATATATCCTAGGTTTACGTCCGTAAACATTTTCAGATTTTTTATCATCTACAAGATACACACTAGATTCAATACTAAACCAAGGTGATCGACCGTATTTGTCAACCCTGTCTTTGTTTAGAATACCTTGTCCGTAATCACTGAGAAGTATTATTTCTTCAATGATCCTTTGTATTTTCATGCCTGCCTTAAATGTAATTGTGCGTTTTTTTGGATCAATTACTGTTCTACCTCTTTCGAGCAAACCTGATTCCTTGTTATAGGCAAATTCTTGTAAACCAAATGGTATATTACCAGAGTCTAGAGCTTCTACAGGTGCTAGTTTGGCTGAGCCAACAGCATTAGCTGGTATGCCAGGATTAGCAACCACACTTTTAATATTTTCACTTAACTTTCCTCTAGTAACTGATATTCCAAGTCTATCTTGGATAAATGAACGTTTTTGGTCTACTATCCTTGCTCCAAAATCCGAGTTGTCTTGTTCGTATCCTTCGCTACCAGTTTCAAAAAGAGTTTCAACATTATCATCAGAGAATTCTCTAAATTCTAAATCACCTGTTGTGGCCTTTCCTATGTCTTGCGGCACACGTATAGCATTTTCTAACGCTTGACTGGTAAGATCTGTAGGCATAATGAAAATATATTCATCTACTTCAGCCTTTGATTCACTTTTTTGCTTTTCTTTTAATAATTCTGTGTTTAAATGCGTAGCTAAACTATTAAGTCCTGTCTGTAGTGCTTCTTTGACAGTTGATCCTGTTATTGTAAAATCTTTTCGTATAGATTGTATATCGTCTGAAAAAGCTACATCATTGTATCTTGTTGCTTGAAAGGTATAAACACTTCCTTCTGTGTCTACATTAAATTCTACACTAATTAATTGGATTGGTAAAAGTTTTTTGACTCCTGTATAATGCCGGTTACCTTCGTCATCGAAACCTACAAACTCAATCATTATTAGCCAAGGTGATTTTAAATAATTGTCATACCCTGCGCTTTTAGCAACAACTTGCATGGATTGTAAAAGTTGGCCCATGCTGTAAGGTTCTCTGATTGTAAAAGAAAAATTAAAAAAGTTTGTTTGTCTACTTTTAGGATTTGGCGCAATCACTGACATTATTTCTACGTCATCTATATAATAATTAGGTGATATACCGTATTTTGTTTCAGCTTGTGTTTTTACCCTAGGACTTACTCTACCACTACTTTCTAAAATAATATGTTGTACCTTAGGACCAAATACTCTATAAGTGGAATCTGGTTTATTCAGTTCATCAGGCGTTAAGCAACCAAATGTAAAAACATTATTAAAACTAGCAAAATCTTCAAGTATATTTGTTCCTAATCCTTTAGTCTTAACAGATTGTTCTCCATAAGCAAAATCTTCTAAATCACCATATGACATTGCGTCATCACTTGTTAAATTATCGCCTGCTGTAGCACCACTGTCTGTAGGTTCTACTTTTGATGATGACCCTTGTATGTTTACATTACTTGCTAATGGATTTCCTCCAGCCTGTGCTGTATCAATCATATCAGCACCTTGTGGCCAGCCAAATGCTCTTAAAATTTCTTTGGCTTTTTCAGGATCACCTTCAGGAGGTGGATTTTTTGCCTCAAGTTCGGCTTCTGACACATATTTTGCGCCAATTATTTTTCCTGTTTTGGGATCTGTTTTTATTGGAGGATCAGGCAGTATATAAGGCACACTACTCTCCTAACGCATCTTTAATTTTACTCGGGTTTGGTAGATATATTTGTTTTCCAGGAACCATATCAAATATAGGATCTTCCATAGTGTTCATGTTTCTCTGCGCAAACACCCACCAAAGGCTTTTGTCTTTGTATAAATCATAGGCAAGTAAATCTGGTCTATGTAGATACTGAGGTTCAATTGTATATAGCGGATCATCAGCATACGCAGGCACAGCACGGATTTTAAAGTTACCTAATGTTCCTGTATTTGTGATTTTTGTATCTTTATATGGATGATTGGACATTAAATATATCCCTTATCAATCATATCACCTCTAACAAAACTGCCATATACAAATTCTGATACTTTCTTTCTGCTGTAAATTGGCTGTACGCTAACGCTGAATTGTGATTCTACAGGTGCCCAACTAATATATTTAGAACCTGCTGGATCTCCGTTTTGTGAATCAATACCTGTAGCAATATAATCAACCTCACTTGGCATATCTACTGTAAATGTTGTGATTACACCTGGTAAATCATTAAAAACATAGTCCCCATAGCCATTAAGTTTGATAATTCTCGGCGGTTCTCCTGTGCCAAATTGACCAAAATCCATCTTAGTAATTGAACGTAGATAGTGTAAACATGCTACCCAGTATCTTGCTTCAATAGCGTTTTGTACATAAAACTGACCAACTATCACGAGCTCGTTCACTTGTGAGTTCTGATAGGCAAAAAACGGATAATTATTATGTATAGGAGCAACATTGCTGTAATTTGCCGAATGCTGTAGAATAATTGACGGAGTATAAGGAAAAACAAACTTATTTCCTGTGCTTTTTAAAGGCGCCAATAACTCACTTGTTTCATAACTTGGATGATTTGGCATAGATAAAGATACACGCCAGTCTTTTTCTTCTACATTAGCACCTGAAAATGTCGCTTTAGAGGCTTGAAGGTCTCCTGCGCCCTTTTTACCAAAAGGTAAATTAGCACCACGTAAACCACTCATGAAATTTTCAGCACCGCCACTAATGCCACTGAATATTTTTTGCCCAACGTCTTTAACCGGACCCGGCAAAGAATCTATAGCATCTGTAACACTGTTAAAGGATGCCGGATTTTGTCCTGGGGCAGGTGATGCGATCTTACGTCTTACACCTTGGTTAACACCATTTTTCGAAATGACGCCATTTTTGAAAACTGTTTCGTATGCCAAAATAATCTCCTATTACTATAACTATTTAGTTGACAAAGTTAACAGAGTAGTTTATAATATGAACATAATATGACTATAACCGGAGGACTAATGGCCAAAAGAGTTAACTATCTAAACAACAAAGATATATTGAAAGAAATACACAAGTCAAAATCGACCTTCTGTAGTTTTACTGATCCAGAGTACAATCAATTTGATATAATTTTACCTAGTATTGAAAAAATTAATGTAAGAACTATAGCAGAAGCAAAAAGAAACAAAGCAAAAAGATTACAACAGCAAAACTTTGAACAAGCAAAAGAACAAGGCAAAAGAGTAAAACTTGCTGAATTTGAAATTGACTACAAGAAAATACAAAAAGAAGAACTAATTTTCAGGGTAATGACATTTGATCATATCCCAGAAGAACCAGGACGTAAGAAAAATCCTAAAACAGTTGCGGACACTAAGGTAAAACTTAACTTTCCACCATTCCAACACTATAAGTTCAACGACGATGGTGAACTAATTGTTGTGGGCAAAAGCCATTGGGAAGGCGGCATGGAGAACGGATACTTTAGTTTGACAGGTGGTAAGGCAACAAATAAACTTGCTATGATGTGGATGAAGTTGTGTGACAGATATGCTACACGTGGTAATGTTCGCGGTTACACATACAACGACGAAATGCGTGGACAAGCGATTTTACAGCTTACACAAATAGGACTTCAATTTGATGAATCAAAGTCAAACAATCCATTTGCTTACTACACTGCCGCAGTTACAAACTCATTTGTACGTGTGATCAACATTGAGAAGCGAAATCAGAACATTCGAGACGATATTCTTGAAATGAACGACATGAATCCTAGCTATACACGCCAACATCAGGGAGAATGGGAGCGAAGAATGGCAGAACATCGTGAAAAACAGGAAAAAAACACTTGACCATGTGACGTTTTCTCGTTATACTGTACACAATGAAGGAAGAATATTTTGTTTAAGAAAGCCGCTGTCTTTACGGACATACATTTAGGACTGAAGTCTAATAGTAGACAACATCTACAAGATTGTGAAGACTTTGTAGATTGGTATATTGAAACTGCTCAAGCAAATGGCTGTGAGACAGGTATCTTTTGTGGTGACTGGCATCACAACAGAAACAGCATTAATGTACAAACACTTGACGCAACAACTAGATGTTTTGAAAAACTAGGAAAAGCATTTGAGAAGTTTTACTTCTTTGCTGGCAATCACGACTTGTACTACAAAGACAAGCGTGACGTATTTTCTGTAGAGTTTGGTAAACACATTCCTGGTGTAACCTATGTTCAAGAAACGATTGTTGAAGATGACGTGGCACTTGTTCCTTGGTTAGTGGGCGACGAATGGAAGAACATCAATAAGATCAAAGCAAAATACATGTTTGGTCACTTTGAACTTCCTAGTTTCTACATGAACGCTATGGTACAGATGCCTGATCATGGAGAGCTAAAAGCAGAACATTTTGAAAATCAAGAATATGTGTTTAGTGGACACTTCCACAAACGTCAAGTACAAGGCAAAATACACTATATCGGTAATGCGTTTCCGCACAACTACGCAGATGCGTGGGACGATGAACGCGGTATGATGATACTTGACAAAGAAAACAACAAAGAGCCAGAATATTTCAACTGGCCGGAGTGTCCAAAGTACAGAACAACAACACTTAGTAAACTACTTGATCCTGAAGGCAGTCTAATCAAACCTAACATGTATCTGCGTGTTACACTTGACTTGCCGATCAGCTACGAAGAAGCACAGTTTATTAAAGAAACATACATCAACACACACGGCTGTAGAGAAATTACACTTATTCCTAGTCAACAAGACGAGGAAATCCATACTGATATTGACATTACACAATTTGAAAGTGTTGATCAAATTGTTACAAAGGAAATATCAGCACTTGATACAGAAAATTACGACAAAAGAGTCTTGCTAGGAATATATGAAGAACTATGATAAAAATAAAAAACTTAACTGTTAAGAATTTTATGAGTGTCGGCAATCAAACTCAAGCAGTTGATTTTGATAAGCAACAACTTACACTTGTGCTAGGTGAGAATCTTGACCAAGGTGGTGACGATAGCGGATCACGTAACGGTACAGGTAAGACAACTATTGTAAACGTATTGAGTTTCGCACTGTATGGTGTAGCTCTTACTAATATCAAACGCAACAATCTTATCAACAAGACAAACAGCAAAGGCATGCTGGTTACTTTCTCTTTTGAAAAAGATGGTAGAGAGTTCAAAATTGAAAGAGGACGTTCGCCTAATGTTCTTAAGTTCTACATCAACGGTGAAGAACAAGAACTAGTTGACGAAAGTCAAGGTGACAGTCGTAAAACACAAGAAGAAATCAACGATTTGCTTGGTATGACACATAATATGTTCAAACATATTGTGGCACTAAACACATATACTGAGCCTTTCTTGAGTATGC